CTGATTTAAGTTGTTCAACGATCACTTTTCTCTGTGCTTTTCTACCGAAAGAACCAGAACCGTCTGCGTTGTTACTCGATTTAGTAACCCATCTGTCAGGGAAGTAAGTCGATACGCTCTCGTTACTTTGTCTGATGTTACCTAAACCAGTTGCACCGCTTCCTGGATATTTCGTAGTAGTGATGTAACTGTTCTTGTATTCCTTGACGTTGTAACCAGATCTTCTTGTGTTCCATAACATGATACCTTGTGGGTAGTTGTCTGGGTTAGGAGCATCTGGATCTAGGAAACCATCGCTTAATAAATCTTTAATTGAGCTGGCTGTACCCGCACCACCTGTTGACAATGAATCTGCCTTGTCAGCCGCTGTGTGGTATCTAGCATCTGCGAACACAATACCATCTTCCGTGGTTTGGTCTGCTTTGTCAACTAGTTCCCAGGCCTCACCTGAAGTGGTCACTGCAACTTGGTTCGCTGTGTTTGTAGAACTCAAAGTTGCTGAAGTGTTATACTTGTAAAGTTTTGGATAGTTTTCTAAGTCTGAAGTGTCAATCCATAAATCGTTAGTCACAAGTGCAGTACCATCTGATTGTGTAGTTGGTGCTGTTGCTGAAAACTGTGGACCGTTTGGATCTGTGCTTGAGTATGCTGTTGCATAACCAACCCAAGTTGTACCATTGTGTGCCATGATGTCTGCTTCATCTGTCGCTGTGTGGTACCATAATGTACCGTCTGTTGGCTCGTTGCTTGGAGCACTTGTTGAAGCAGTGTAACTCAATCTCTTCCAGTTACTTGCCATTACACCTGTGTTAGCACTTGAGTCAAGGCTCTCACCTGTTGGTAGGTCATACAAGTTGTCGATCAAAGTTGAACTGTTTGCTGTGTACGTTCCATAACTGTGTGCCGTAGTTGCACTGAAACCCGCATCTGCTAATGGAGTACCTAACGTATCAAACATTCTAAACTCACCACCAAGTGCGTGTGTCATTTTTATTGCACCTGTTGATAATTTTTCAGCACTTACGTTTGTTAAACCTGCCGCACTCACCGCCGCCACAAATGCATCTGCATCTGTACCACCCAATGTTACTGTGACTGCTGAACTCAACGCTTCTTGATTTTTAACCGATTCCTGTATTGTGAAAGTCTCTGTACTTGTGAAAGTTGGAGATGTGATGTTACTTGTTATAGTAGTGGCACCACCTTCGTATCTGAACAGTTGGAAGTCACCCACGTTAGGAGTCGCATCAGAGGCATCGCCTGCCGTCATTGACTCCTCAGTTACATTGTACTGTGCGTACACTGTGCCTGTGCTCAATGCAGTTCCACCGTTCGCCGCGTCTAGGTTGTAGATCGCAGAGTGGTGGTTAGCATAAAGTGGACTAGCAACTTGTGAGAAACTAGCACTTGATGAACTGTAAAGTTTTGTTACCAAAGACGCACCTGAGTTTGCAGAAGTTGTCTTGAACCAAACCGAACCGTTAGGTCTGTTCTCATCTGCTGTCTTCCAAGTAGGTCTGTTAGTGTGTTTGTCTTGTAGGAATTTAGGACCATTTTTGACACCTGCTGTGATTCCTAGGTCTGCTAATAGTGTTCCATTCCCTTCTTCAAATCTGATAGTGCCTGCACCACCTGTTGAGTCACCTAGTGCTTTACCGTTATGGAATATTTCTAGGTTACCTGTTGTGCTGTTCACACTTGCTGTCACGTTGGTCACGTTTGATCCGATAACCGCCGCAACGTTTGAAAGTGTTGTACCACTTGTTGTGATTGTCACACCGTTCATGATCATTGTGTGTCCGCTTGTCACTGTTGTTCCTGAAGCAACTGACACAACCGGTAGAGATGTTGACCATGCTTCTGATCCAACCTGTACCCAAGTGTTACTTGCTGTCTTCTTGTAGATCTTGTTGGTAACGTGTGTTGTGTTGATTGCGTAATCACCTATTACACCTATTGAAGTTTTTGGTGCACCAGTTGAGACACCGCCAACTAGGTCACTTGTTGAAGTGATAAGTGTTGGAGTAATTGTTGTGAATGATTGATTAGTTTTTGACCATTCAAATAAACCATAACTGCTTGATGCAAGGTCAAACCAGTATGTGCCATCTGTTGGTGCCGCTGTTGGTGCCGTAGCACTTCCAACTAAATCTGCTGTGTCCACGTTCGCTCTTAGGACGTATGCTCTGTTGGCAACTCCTAGGAAACTGTAGGCCGCTTGTAAGCCATATTCATTTAACTCATAACCGTTCAATGAATTTCCTGATGCGTCTGTGTAGAATTTTGGATCTCCAAAAGTCTCTGTTAATTCTCTCTGTGACGAGATCAAATAAGCGGTGTTGGCGTTGGCAGTAGTTGTTCCTACAGCAGTCCCGTCTCCGGCCCCATTTGACTTGTCCTGTGATGATGCTACTATGAATAGTGGTGTTGTACCCGCATCTGATGGTACGTAGAAACTTTCGTTAATTACTGAAACCTCTACTCCTGGTGATGTTAATGCCATTTTTCGTATTCTCCTTGCAAGTTACGTATATACTAGAGTTATTTATTCAATCGTATGGTTTTAGCGACATAATTTACCGTTTTCGAGGTGCCTATATAGGCGACGTAAATACACACATGCAGTACAAAGACAGACCGTTGTGTACGGAGTGCAAGACTAAACCTAGGGCCTACGCCTACCAGAGATATGGTCGGGTGTATTGGCGTAGTCGGTGCGACACCTGTATCAGGAAACGGGCCGGCAAGCGTGTGGGAGGTGTGACAGCACTACAAAGATCCGGATACAAGAAACACCGGAAATGTGAATTATGTGGATTCAAAGCACAGGATAAATCACAACTGGATGTGCTGTTCGTTGATGGTGATCTGAGGAATACTGCTACTACAAACTTAAAAACTGTTTGCGCCAATTGCCAAAGGCTGGGCAGTACCCGTAGATTGGGTTGGCGTGTCGGTGATCTTGTCGCTGACGATTAGGTCGTCGATCTTGGCGTATAATTCTTCCTTTGTACCATTGTTTTCAATAACGAAATCAAACTCTTCCTTTGCCCAAGCGTATTCTGAACTGTGTATGTCTTTTGGTTCTATGTTGCCCTCTGTGTAATCAACGAACCAGTCGGGATCTTGTCCTCTTTTTACTAGTATGATCTTACCACCACGTTCTCTGATCTGTTTCACTTCATTAGGAAATCTTACATCTGCAATGACTGTTTTTTGGCCTTTATATCTGCCTATACAACTGTCTACCCAAATGCCGTCGTACATCTGGCCACGCATGACTTCAGTACCGAAGTACTGCAACACCCATCTTGGCGTTGTGGGTTTGCCAAATTTTTCACTCCAGAACGCATCTGGCTGTTCTCTCCATTGCCTGCTGGCGTCAGTATCACCCTCTAATAAATTTCTATCCCAATTGAACATGGCGGCCACGGCATCTTTTAGACTCTTGGCGAAACTGTCTTTTTGATATCCGTGTTGTTCTACCAGCCTGTCAGACACAGTGCCTTTGCCAGAACCTATTAAACCTACTACACCTATCAGCATAAGGTTTATTATACTATTTTTTCAGACGTTTTTCAATCTCTTTTATTGCTTTTCTCACAGACCTCAATATTGATGCTCTCAGGGTCTTCTTGCGTTCTTTCAACGCCTTTATGCTCATGATTTCCAACTCCTCTACCAACTTTTCCAGTTCATCCAGCGAGAGGTCAGAGTATTTCTTGTATTTGGAATTTTTCATTGCAGGGTATTTAAATGTAAATCTTGGTCAATTAACCAATAACAAAACTGTGTGGTGTTCCACCTTCTTGGAAGTTTCCTATGTCTGCTTCCAATTTTTCTATCTCTGCCTGGCCTTCTTGCTTCAGTGCGTCACCGTTCAGTGTCGTACCACCCTGTGGTCCTGCAATGGTGTTGAATTTGCCTCTGGCCTCACCTAGCATGATTTTAGAAACTGCGAGAGTGTAGTCTCTGATCCACGGTTTTGAATAGATGTCCTTGAACAGTGTGATGTCTGGCCTGTAGTTGTCCGTGTGCATCAGTACGGTCTCGTTATCTGCCCTAGGTCTTTGTGTGATAGTTAATTTTTTAGTTGCCACGTCAAAATGGAACTGTATGAAACTTCCAAACATCTTGCCAACCAGTTCCTGGTATGATGCGAAAGCGTAGTAAGTTGCCAGACCACCAGTTGCACCTGCTCTCAACAAGTAGGTATTTGTGTATGCCAAGTTGAATGGTTCAAACAATGTTCCACCTTCTCCACCTTCGGTCCTTGATCCCACAGTTCTCCTGTTAAGATTCCTCACATTGATGATCTCATCTGGTAAGATATAGGTGTTCTGATTCTTCTTCAATTCAAGGAAAGCATATGATTCTTCAACAGCATTCGAAGATCTCTGTCTGAATTTGTTCACAGCCCTTTCCAGTGCCGTTTGGTAGTGTTTTGGGTCTAATTCCACGTCAATCATCCCGTCACCGAGATTGTTCTTGACGTAATCGAAAATTTCCTGTTGTCCTGTTTGTAGTTCTGACATACTCATATTTATAGTCATTGCCTGTGCAATAAATATGTATGATATGCCAAGATTATCCATTTTTAAGCCTGAAAAGGGCAACGACTACAAGTTCTTCGATCGCAACATCAAGGAGATGTTCACCGTGGGTGGCACAGACTTACACCTACACAAATATCTAGGACCCTACGATCAGGGAGACACAAACAAGGACGGACCTGCGAGTCCCAGTCAACCCAGGGTGACAGGAAGTGACCTAAACGAGACCACAATACAAGATTTGCTATTTTTAGAAAACAGAGACAGGAAATATTCTAGTGATGTGTACACAGTCAGAGGAATATACAATGTGCAAGATGCAGATTTCAACCTATCGCAGTTTGGTATGTTCTTACAGAACGACACACTATTCCTTACAGTGCATTTGAACGATATCGTGGAAAGGATTGGCAGAAAACCAATGAGTGGTGATGTGATAGAGTTTCCTCACATGAAGGAAGATTATTCTCTGGACGAAAGCGTGCCAATCGCACTGAAGAGATACTACGTGGTAGAAGATGTGAACAGGGCCGCGGAAGGATTCAGTCAAACATGGTGGCCACATCTGTTGAGATTGAAGATGAAAACTCTAGTAGATTCACAAGAATTCAAAGATATCATAGGTGATGCAACCACAACAGGATCGGTCGCCAGTTACATGAGCACATACAACAGAGAGAAAACCATCAACGATCAGATCGTTGCACAGGCAGAGCAGGATGCACCAAAGGCGGGATTCAACTACAAGCAATACTATGTTGCACCAATCGATGAAAGAGGTAATATTAGGACAGAAAATGTTAACACTGAGGCACAGAGAGCCAGCAGTGATAACACAGTGAATGCCACAATAGACACACCAGCAAGTTCACACTACGGATTCTACCTAGATGGAGATGGTGTGGCACCCAACGGAAATCCAGCAGGATTTGGTATCACATTTCCAACGTCTGGTGTTGACCAAGGCGATTATTTCTTGAGAACAGATTTCTTGCCCAACAGATTGTTCAGGTATGACGGAGTCAGATGGGTCAAAATTGAAGACAGTGTGAGAATAACTACAACGAACAATGATTCTAGATCAAACTACAAAACAAGTTTCGTCAACAACACAACGGAATCAACAATAAACGGATTAACGGTCAAACAGAGACAGTCATTGACAGATGCACTGAAACCAAAGGCTGACAATTAAACATGTTGCATTTTTACGAAGGACAGGTCAGGAAATTTCTCACTCAATTCATTAGGATCTTGAGTAACTTCTCTGTGGAGACAGGCAAAGGCAGTGACGGTTCCGTACAATTAAGGGCAGTGCCGGTGGTGTACGGAGATCCAACAAGACAGGTTGCAAACATCATAAGGAACAACTCAGAGAACGCACTACAGTACGCACCGAGGATTGCGGCGTATGTGAGAGAACTGAATTACGACAGGGACAGGATGCAGAATCCTTATCACATAGAGAAACAGCATTTGAGAGAAAGAGGCATAGACTCGGACGGCAACTACACCAACGAGATGGGTGCAGGATATACTGTAGAGAAAGTGATGCCATCGCCATTCAGAATGGAGGTATCAGCGGACATTTGGACCACGAACACAGATCAGAAACTACAGATCATGGAACAGATATTGTATCTGTTTAACCCAGACTTCGAGATACAGAAAACGGACAACTACATTGATTGGACCAGTTTGAGTTACGTTGAATTGACAGGAACAACATTCAGTTCGAGGACCATACCCGTGGGTGCAGATTCCGAGATAGATGTCGCAACCTTGACGTTCTCGATGCCCATATGGCTATCACCACCGGTGAAAGTCAAGAAACTGGGTGTGGTACAAAAGATCATCATGAGCATATATGACGATGACGGCGGCATAGCCAAAGGATTGATAGACGGGGAACTTACATCTAGGAGTTACATCACACCAAACAACTTTGGATTGTTAGTGACAGGTAATCAACTAAGATTATTAGGATCAACGGGCACAAATGTCAAATCAGGAGGAGATGGTTTCCACACCGGAGCGAATGAGCCAAGCAACTACGATCCTTTCGAAACATTTGGTCCAGCGGTCAATTGGAAAGTTCTACTGGATCAGTATGGCAAGGTCACGAACGGCACATCACAGATAAGATTGACACAGCCAAACGGAAATGAGATAGTTGGCACCATAGCAACGTCAACACTTGATGACACGATTCTATTGTACACAATAGACGGAGACACGATACCAAGCAATTCTCTTACAGCAGTCAAAAAAATAATAAATCCAGCAACATTTGATCCAGGCACGCCCGTAAATGGTGACAGGTATCTGGTGATCAATGATGTTGGAGACAGCACTGCCAGTTTCCAAAGCCAAACCTGGGGCACATTAGTGGCCAGCGTTGGAGACATCATAGAATACAACAGTTCAACATCAAAATGGAACGTGGCCTTTGACGCATCAAATCCAGATTCAACACAACACTACGTGACCAATCTCAACACGGGCATACAGTACAGGTTCAATGGCACGGAATGGGTCAAATCATACGAGGGTGTGTACACACAAGGTAACTGGAGCATAATGCTTGATGGCGGAGCAGATCCAGGATACAACTCAAGCCTTGACGCCACAACCCCATAGTTGTTATAATATAGCATGAAAGAAAACATAGTCTGTTCGGGTGCCCTGTTCTATGCAACCAGCACTAAACGTTTCCTGTTC